CACAGAGGATCTGTGTAAGAAAGTGGAAAAACTTCAAGCTTACGTTGAAGTGGATTATATTTGTGATCCACCTAAACGGAAAGCCCATAGTAACATTTTCCCACTCAAATCCAATGTGTGGTTGATTAATGGCCATATATTATCGGACATTGATGATATGACATTCACTGTCAAGCAACATAATGTCGATGAAATTGGCAAGGGGCGCAATTTTCGCGCCATGGTGGATAAATCTTGTTTCGTCAAGATACCAGACACCGATTTCGCTATTGTGCGATTAACAAGTGGTGGTGATGTACCGAATATGTTGAAGCATTTTACCACCACAAAAGCGTTTGATCTCACTTCGAATTTGTACGCTCATACGTTTTACAGGACCCCTGATGGGGAAATGTCTAAACATCACGTGAAATACATTTCGAGTATGACAGCGGATTTTGATGGCACCACCGTAGATGGACTTAAAAGGATTAAATATCCTGCAGTTAGTTACAATTATGGTGAAGTTACGAGAAAGGGCTTGTGCATGATGACACATGTCATTGATCAACGACATCCCACTCTCGGTCTTTTCCATTGTGCCGGAAAGAGTGATACTTGTACAGCTGTTGCTGGAATTGTATCGCAGGGTGCTATCCTAGAGTCAATGAAACAACTTGACTCAATGGGGTGGACATTGCAATGTCACTCCACGGGGGTTTTCAATCCCGACAAATATGGATTTGTTCATAATATGAACGTCGTTCCGCGACGTCAGCATTGTGTCAATTTCATGGAAGAAGATGAAGGAGGTCGCCAACCTTCATTGGAATATATGGGATGCCATACCACCGACACAATTCGGTTTAAATCTCGTGTCTGTAAGACCATGATTTCCGATGATGTTGATGAAATCATGAACATCCCCAAACAACATGGCCCCCCCAGCAACAAGCATATTTGGAAACATCCCCAGCGGGATATGTCTCTGACTGTGCACCCTCGCACTGAATTTTCCCCGAGAATTATGGATTATGCTACGCGAGATTTTCTTTGTATGCTGGATCAGAAAATTGACAGTGATCCTGAATGGCTGTCAATTGTCAAACCCCTTCCATGGGAGTACAATATTAATGGTTACGCTGGAATTGCGTCGTATAATGCCATTGATAAGGATACCTCTATGGGTCCTCCCATTTGTAAACCAAAGAAGAACTTTCTGGTTCCAATAGGTGAGCAATATCCTGGTATAAATGAGGCTTACGATTTTGAAGATCCTCAGTTTAAACGGGAGGTTGAGCGTTTTGAGGAGGTTTTGGCAAGTGGTGAACGTATCCACACACATTTCAGGGCTTGCCTCAAAGATGAGGCCGTTAAGTACGGAAAAGATAAGATCCGCGTTTTTAACAGTGGTGAGGTGGCATACCTCCTACTTGTGCGGAAATATTTGCTTCCCGTTGTACGGTTGATTCAAGAGGAGCCGACAATCTTTGAAATGGCTGTCGGCATTAACTCCCACTCTGTTGAGTGGGACACATTGAGGGATTTTCTAGCAGAAAATCCGGAAGAACGTACTTTTGCTGGTGATTACAAGGCATATGACAAGACTATTTGTCCTGAAGTCACTAGTCGAGCTGCGCGTATTCTGGAGTATATATGCGAGAAAGCCGGGTACTC